GCCCAGATGAGCAAACCAGCGAAACAACTTGGGCGTCCCGCCAAGGGAACGACCCCCGCGCCATATCTGGAGGTCAAAAGGGGAGAAACCCACCTGCGACAAAGTCGGTCCGGAAGTCGGGCCCCCGGCCGAGCTCAATGCGAAACGAACAAGCCGCGCCATAAAGGAAGGAGACGCGGCAGAGAAATCAAATACCCCTGGTCGGTAGGGGTGGTTCAAAGCGTCCTGACGATCAGAGGGATCGTAGGCCCAAGGGGAGACGGAAGGTGTCAGCGCCACAGAAAAGGCGTCCGCCACACTGAGTGTAGCGTAAGCCAAGGACGGTGCACCTGTCGCCTCCCCCGCGGTGGGGCGGTTCCCCCCCGAACCGAAGGAGGGGCCCCGGAAAGGCAGCGTCGTACTCACCTGCTCTAACAAACAGGAGAGGCCGACGCCGCGGTGTGATGGGCCACCTAAAAAGACAGTCCCTCCATCGAAGCCGATGGAGAAACTGCCTTATCAGGCGAGAGGAAACTCTGCTCCGCCAAGCGTGACACAGAGGTTCCTGAAACAGACAGGGAGATGAACTCGTTGACAATCATCTCCTCGGGAGCGGGAACAGCCTCGGGCAGCGTCTCCCCGGTGGACTCAACGTCCCAGACCTGGACGGAATCGGGGTGGCCCTGGAACGAGGCCCAGATGCCCGAAAGAGAGACGTCTCCCGATGCGCGGGAAAGAACGAACGAGGCCGCGGGGCCTAGGGCGCCAGACAGCGCGGAAGAGCCCAGCCCGCCCCGGGAACTGGGGACGGAGCCTCCGGAAAAGTCGGCCCAGGGATCAGAGTGGACGCCGACGAGCGTGCGGGACCATACAGCTCGCCGGCCAAACCTCCAGCGATCAGGGGGTTCGGCAGGACGGCGTCCCAAAGGAAGGAAAAGCCCAGGACTGGCACGACAGACACGAGAGACCCGCTCACGTGGAGAGAAGGGAGGAGAGTGGAGACGGTTACGAGGGCGGAATAGACAGGGGAACCGCGACGTGCGAGCGAGACGTTGTCTCCGTGGCCGACAGTGCGTTGCACGCTTCGGTCAACCCACCGAGCCAATTCGTACCCGAGAGCCACGAGCGAATGCTCCAGGTCGTCCCCGACCGGGCCGACAACGGAAGGACCATCTATCGCCAACAAACCCAATTCCACGGCGACACGAGCCTCCCAATCGCCCCGGAACCCCATCAAAGCAGCCTGACAACCACGCGCCTCCCAGATGGTGGTGTCGCCGATTCTGAAACGATCATTAGCAAGAAGGCGTAAGGCACCAGACCAGTCAGAGGAAGGGCAGGCCATGGGAGGCAAATCACGAGTTCCCCCGCGTCCGGTAGCCTG